GATTGTGTTGGTTGTCTATATTGATACAATTGATACCAATCTGTATCATTATTAACATCTAAATTAACAATTTGTTCAACAGTATTATCAACAAACTCAAACAAGTTATGTAAATCTAAGTCTGGGTTCCAAACATCTGTTTTATCTATGGTAACACTAGTCTTACGAATAATATCATCTAATGCTTCATCAATAATTAAATCATAATTATTACTATATGTTGTAGTGGGTAGTTTAACAAACGCTTGATGGGTAATAATAATTATTTTACTACCCAATTTCATATGATGTAATGTTGCTTGTATCGTGGTTACAAAGTCAACACTATTCTTATTATATAATTCGCTGTTGATTATTGTAATAGGATAATCTATATTAACAACATATTGTTCTTGTAATTTAATACTTGGAACAACAACTAATGTTTTAATATTATTTTTTATGTTATTGGCAATACGCTTGTATATGCCATTTGTAGTTTTACCTGCGCCACATTTGCGCTGATCTATAATAAACATTTTTGTTTCTCACTTTAATAAAAAAATTGTTTGACATTTCGCTCTCATTGGTCTATACATAAACATCGTCTTGGTCTACGATGAGAGCCCCACATGACCAGCATGTGGGTTTCGCTCCTAATTATGTCAAAAGTTTTTTATCAAAGAAATGTTGATAATAGACCTGTGTGACGAGACCAATCGCACACATAGTTATTTATACTACAAATTGAATTATTTGTCAATTTTAATTGGGTTCACTTAGCCCAATCATTACAAACAGATAGAACACAGCGAATGGCCAATATAATAATGACAATAGAATAAAGATTAAAAAATGGGTAATAAACATAGACATTCTCCTTAATGTATTTATGAAAATATGGGTTTTTTCATGTCAATTTGACAATAAATCATGACTGTGCTATAATGACTTTACACTAACAAAACGGAGCAAATATGAAAACATGTTTAGTTGAAGTTGAATGGATATGTAGATTAGCAGATTATAAAACTTTTGATCATTCCGCTACAATTCAGGTTAAACATTATGGCGATACACCTAAAGAATCTTCTATAAAAAAAGAATTAAGATCATTAGGACTGGCAACAAAACCTATAAAAAATATTCGTTGGAATGTAATTTGACAATAAATGGCAACTGTGTTATAATGACTTTACATTAACAGTACGGAGATAGTGATGACATTAGATCAAGCAATGAACAACGACATTGACAAACTCATTGAGCAACTTGAGTTAGCAAAACTCAACAAGTCATATATGGGTAAGGTCTTAGAACTCAAAAAAGTTATGGGTTGTGTTGATGGCACTCAGTTTTACTGGGAAGAAAAACTTAATAGTTATATGTACGATAGGTAATGATTATCCATTACTCTGACTACTAACAGAACTCCGTTACCCTGGGGGAAGGGTTATCAGTAGCCCCAATACTTAAATGGTTGCCCAGACATTGCGTCTGGGACTTGATAAGGGCCGTTTTACTATCAGAAAAGTGTAGGAGACACGGAGATTTAAAGGATAATGGCTACATTATATGTCAACTAGATATGCGGTCCAGTTGTTTGTATCTCCTACAATACTATTTATCATTGTTATCAATAAATGTAATTTTAGGTGGTAAAAATTGTATGCTTTGTATTTGATTAGCACGACGACCAATTATCTTTAATCCACACCACACACCAAACAAGAAAGTCATGATTGTAAGAAACACAGTTGCCACAATCAATACTTCAGCAACTTGATGTAACCAACTTGGTAATGTTTTAAGAAAAGCGATTAGTGATTCAAGCATCTGGTGTTATTCCAAAGAAAAGTTCTGCTTCCTCACGAAATTGAAAATAATACCAACCATTAATTGGATAGGTATAGGTATCGTGTAATGTTTCAACTAAAACTGTACCATCTGGAAAATATACTGCGTTGTTGCTGTATTGTAGATAATTGTCAAAGTATGCGTAAAAACCACTTGTGTCTACTATTTCGATCATCGTGTGACACTCCAATTCTTTAATGTTGCTATGCTTGTATCCAATACACTAAATGTAAGTGTTTGTCCAGTAGCAGTACCACTTGCTGGAATACTTACAATAACATTAGCATTAGCATTAATAGTATCAACAAAAGTACCATAAAGTAGTGTACCACTTCCATCTGTAGTTAAAGGTAATGCTGATCCACCTTGTGTACTTGCTACTTGGAAAGTGTCTGTTGCTGAGTTAACAACATAATAGGGTGTATAAACACTGATACCAGTTGTACTTGTGATTGTACTAAAACTAACTATGTTGTTATTGCTTATACCATGACTTGTCAATGTTACTGTATCGCCAGTATCTTGGAAAGTTACACTGCGACCATTACTAATATTGTTTCCAGTTACCAACATACCAGTAGACAATCCAACAGTATTTGCTATAACAACAACATTGCTACCACTTGTGGTATTACTTGATTTGGTAACTACAGTATCATCACCTGGATTATTATTAATATTAATATTTCGTAATGTGCTGTTGCCTGCTACTAAATTACCAAATACAGTTTCTATTGCTGACTTAGTTAATCCACCAACATTTATAACAACATTTGCTTCTATGTTTTGTAAATTAGCAACTGCTAAACTATTCATATTAGTATCTGCTGTAAAAGCAGCATTAACATTTATCGCTGGTATTTCTCGTAAATAAGGATTATTGCGATACATGATACTGGCTGTTGTATTAAGATTAATTGTAGTTGGAAATATAACCTTTTCTAAACTTGTGCATCCATTAAACAATAAACTTGCGTTGCTAAATGTAGTTAAATTACCACTCACTATTTCAAATTCTTTTAAATAAAAACTATTTGCACATGTACCATTAATAGCCATAGTTGTTACATTTGCTCTTGGAGTCCATTTAATATTTTTAAGTGAACTATTAGCAAATGTAAAAACACTAGTACTAGCGTCAGTAACAAAATTACCTAAACTCAAATTACCTCGTGTATTAGCAAACATATAATCAATATTTGCTGACATGGCAAAGTTTTGATTTGGTAAATAATTAATAGCACTATTACTAAACATACCACGAGTATTTGTACAGTTCGCATAACTTTGGTCATTAATTTCATTTAGACTTACTGTAAAACTATACATAAAACTAGCATTTGTAACATTACTAACATTACTAATATTAACTTTTTCTAATGCTAAATCGCCAGCAAATAACTCATTAGTTGTTAATAAATTTCCAGTCGTGTTTAATGTAACATATTTTAAACTTTGGCAATTACTAAATGTAGTAGTTAAATTTGTAACTTTAGGTAAATTTAAATCAATTTCAACTAAACTTTGACACGCATTAAATGTGTTGCCCATATTAGTAACATTACTAAAATCCCAACTTGGTATACTGTTTAAACTTGTACAAAATTGAAAACTGCTATTCATGTTGGCAATGTTTACTGTGTTCCAATAGGGTAATGTTTCTAAACTGTAGCAATTAATGAAATTAGGCATAGTTGTCATGTATTCTGCTTGTACATACCCTACGCTTTTTAATTGGTGACAATTAACAAACATATTACCAGTAGTCACTAACCTACCAGAGACATTGCCTATAATTTCTAAATTTCTACAATTGGCAAACAGTCCAAATACATTACAATTACTTCCTGTGTTAAAATCTAAATTACCAACACTTTTCATATTAAAATTATCAATAAAAAGGTTGGCCATTGTTGTACATGATGTAGCAGTTAAATCTGGGAATTTAGTTATAAATGGAAGTGCTCCAAATGTAGCACTCATGGATGTAACATTACTCAGATCAGGTAACTCTATACTTTGTAAGTTTTCCATTCCATAAAACAAATTACTAAAGTTAGTATAACTATTACTCATACTAACAATTTTTACATGTTGAATTAATGGTAAAAATGCATTCTGTTGATTAGTTGTACTTCGTTGTAACACTAAAAGGGTCAAATTTGGACTACCGATTAATACTTCTAAATATCTACGATAAACTGTTTCGATAGGGGTTACTCCAGCAGCATTAATATTTAAATTTAATTGAGTTAAGTTTGCTGTTTGTGGAGTAACAATAATGGTTGCTGTTTTATAACCATAACTAGTAACACTACCACTTAATGTAGCATAATCATAAGTATGACTTGCTGTGCCACCACTGGCAATTGTATCAGTTACGCCATCACCCCAATCAACAACATAGTTACCACTACTACAAGTTGCTGTAAATCTATACCAATTGTTATTGTCATCATATACAGCAACTAATAATGCTGCTTTTTGATCACTTACACTAATACTTGTTTCAGCAGGCCATTCACTTGGTCTGACCCAATCACTACCAATATTTGTTATAACTGGTGGCTGTGGACTAGGAACAACTCTATCTCTAGTTGTATCAAATCCATTAAATTCTAATACGCTTACTGTCATGTTAATTCTGATCCAAATAGATTAAAACTAAAATTGGCACTACTAGCATAAACTGTAACAACATCAGTTGTTGCTAAACTAATACCTAATGTTAAAAATAAACTATTGTTTGCTGCTACAGGGACATCATAGGCAATGTAATGTTGATTTGCCTGAGTTGCTCCCGCAGGTCTTACACTTATTCTTATTGTTCCACTTGCTGCTCCACGATTTGCTGCTACCAATGTACTACACACAGCACTAGTTAATGCTGGTACTGTGTATAAATCACTTGGTGTTGCTGCTGCTGGAGCACTTTGTCCTAATACTTTATATGTTGTTGCCATTTTACATTCCTGCTAATAAAAATACATTAAATGTTTCACCACCACCGCCTCCACCGCCTGATGGTCCCTGAAGTCCTTGTAGTCCTTGTATGCTTGGACCCTGTAATCCTTGTACGCCTTGAACACTTTGTATACCTTGAATACCTTGAAGACCAAGTATACCTTGAAGTCCTTGCGTGCCTTGACTACCAATTATGCCCTGTAATCCTTGTAGTCCTTGTGTACCTTGACTTCCTGTAATACCCTGTAATCCTTGTATACCTTGTGTACCTTGACTTCCTGTAATACCCTGTAATCCTTGTATACCTTGTAAACCTTGTGTACCTTGACTTCCTGTTATTCCTTGAAGTCCTTGTGTACCTTGACTACCTGTTATACCTTGTAGTCCTTGTATACCTTGTGTACCTTGTAATCCTTGATTTCCTGTGATACCCTGTAATCCTTGTATACCTTGTGTGCCTTGTGTACCTTGACTTCCTGTTATACCTTGAAGTCCTTGAGTGCCTTGAAGTCCTTGAGTGCCTTGAAGTCCTTGTGTACCTTGAGTACCATTAGATCCACTAAGACCTTGAATGCCTTGAATTCCTTGAATTCCTTGTATACCTTGTAAACCTGAAACAATATCATATGTAACTTCACCTGATGTATTATTATAAAATAAAACATTTGCTGTATTTGCGTTTCTAACTGGCTTAATAACAAAACTATTAGCAGTAGTATTTTCTAAATTTGCTCCAGTTGCATTGATAACAATACTATTGTTTGCTTGATTTGTAGTTCCTGCTAGTGATCCAATTGCTACACTATTACTACCTTGAGTTTCCGTACCAGCAGCATAACCAATAGCAACACTATTATTACCTTGAACATTAGCACCAGCACTACTACCAATTGCTAAACTTTGTATGCCTTGATTATTTTGTCCAGCAACACTTCCTATTGCTGTGCTTTCTGTGCCTTGATTACTAGAACCAGCACTACTTCCAATTGCTAATGCACTATCACTTTGATTTGTTTGTCCAGCAAGATAACCAATTGCTACACTAATATTGCCCTGACTTGTAATACCAGCACTTGCGCCAATTGCTACACTACGAAAGCCTTGATTTGTCTGTCCAGCACGATTACCAATAGCAATACCGCTTCCAAGTACATTACCATTACCTTGATTTGTTAATCCAGCACTATTACCAATAGCAATACTTCCATTTGCTTGAGTTGTATTACCAGCACTATTACCAATCGCTATGCTAACTAAGCCTTGAGCATTAGCACCAGCAAGTCTGCCAATTGCTATACTATTAGCACCTTGATTATTACCACTCTGACTACCTATGCTGATAGCATAATTACCTTGATTATTACTTGCTGAGTAATTACCAATAGCAATAGCACCAATATTTTGCCCACCTGTTGCTGCTACGTAATTACCAATAGCAATTGTACCATTACCTGAAGGATTTATGCCACTTAAACTACCTATAGCAATACTATGATTGCCTAATCCATTACCACCTGCACTAACACCAATTGCTATACTCTGAAATAATGCGTCTTTTATTCCTGCGTTTTGACCAATAGCAATTGCGCCATCTGCTGGATTATCACTACCTGCTAATGTGCCTATTGCTACTTGATAATTGTTACTTACATTTGCTGTATTGCCTGCGTTGTTGCCAAAAATTGCCCTATTGTTGGTAAGTTGCACAGTATTAACTGTTAATGTATTACTAATGTTAGCATTAGTTCCATAATATACATTGGCTAATATGTTACCTGTATTACCATCACTTATACCAATAACTACATTTGTATTGCTTTGTGCAAAATTAGCATATTGTGTGCCTAAATACACATTTCCTAATGTTTTTACATATAAATCTGTTAATACAGTTTGACCACTAGTTATGGTAGCATTACTTCTAATAGTAGATTGTATTTGACTTCCTGCTCTAGCATTACTTCCATTATACGCATTAAAATTGATGCTTCCTAATTCATCTCCTGCTTGTACAGGTTGACTGTTTCCTACTTGTCCTCTGCGTCTTTCAATATACCAGTATGCATCACGATTAGCATAATCGCTATGGTTGACATGAGCAAATCCTGGTTGAGTTCCACTAGCACCGGTAGTGCTTGTGTCATTTGTATTCAAAAATACTAGACCACTACTGAATAAAGATAATGTTTGATTGGCTCCTACGCCATTAGCAATATTACCTAATACATCACTATTTGCTGAACCAACAGTAAATGCTATATTAGCAGGAACAAAATTCGCATCACTAGCACTGTAATTTGCTATATTTGCTGTGCCATCTATAGTTACATTAAAACGACCTGCTTGAACATATGTATTACCAGTATATGCTGAGTATACAACTGAACTTACAGTATCACCAGCAACTACAGTTGTAGGACTATCAACATTACCACCACGACTTCTAGCAACAACTTGTCTTATTGATGCTGTTTGATCTCTACTATCATTTAATAGTATTGCTACATTGTTTTGATAATTTGTATTTGCTGTGTTAAAATTACCTGGTGTATCACCAAATAAACTTGTTCGTAAATTACTACCTGATACATAACCAACATTGACATTGCCAATGTTAGCAACATTACTCATTGTAATTGTATCGTTTGTATTATTAAATGTAAAACTACTATCGCCATTTAATACATTATTATCATTATATTGTACTTCAGTATTAGCGCCACCAATTGCTAATGTAGTTCCTTGTATACCTTGAAATCCTTGTAGTCCCTGAATACCTTGTAGACCTTGTAATGTATAAGTTACTTGTGTTGCTGTTAATATAACACTAGGAGTTTGTGGTCTTGTTGGGCTTACACCAGCAGGAATAGTTTCTAATGTAACATTAGCATTATCAGTATGCCATGCTAATTCAATATAATCATTAGCGAGTAATTCTAATACATAATTAACTGTTCCAACTGTACGACCATCTACACCACTATGTGTACCTGGTACATCAAAAATGCTATTTGTATCTGCTACATCACTACCATTCTTTTTAAGCCAAACTTCTGCTGTATGTATAACATTGTTTACAGCATTTTTAAATTGGGCACTATATGTAATACTATAAGTTCCAGACTCAGTAAATGTAACTTGGCTATTACTAACTACACTAACACCAAAACTATCTGGATCTGTATTATTAAAACTTACAAGATAACTTGATGTATTACTATTAGCATATTGATCATCAGTAGACCAAAAACTACCCCAATTACCAATTGTACCACCAGCACCGGTAAGACCTATAATTCCTTGTACGCCTTGTAAGCCTTGTAAGCCTTGTAAACCTTGATTACCAAAAGTTCCTTGTACACCTTGTACTCCTTGCGGACCTTGTATACCTTGTGCTGCGAAAGAACCATCTAATCCTTGTACACCTTGTATGCCTTGTATACCCTGTATACCACGCTCACCTACAGTGATGTCTGGATCAACTTCAGTTGCCCCACGACTATACAATGTAGTAAAATTGCTACTACTTAAATTGCCAACTATATTTGGACTTGTACCTGTAGCAACAACATCAGTAGGACTACCACTATATAATGTCGTAAAATTACTGCTACTGATATTAGCATTACTTGGTAATGGCATATTGTATCCTTACTTAATATTGTATTGGCGATATTGCCTTGGTTGCCATACACTTGTTAAACGAGTGTGTCCACCACTCCATTTACCTAAATTGTTTTGATCTTCTACTGTATTTGTGGCATTATCAAATTTTGTAGCATATACTAATGCGTCATCTGGATTATGTCTTTTAATATAATATTCACGCAATGTACCATAAACATAACCTTCAGGCCATGTGCTTAATACAGCATTGTTTTGTACATCTAAATTTGTTAGTTTAACATCTGTGACATTACCAGCGATTGGAGTAGTACCACCAGTAGCACTAAATGTTACATCAGTTGAATTGACTACATTAGTAATTACATATACACCATTTGATCCTAAACTACCAGTTCCATCTGTTGCTGTGATATAATCACCTATACCAAGATTACTTGTATCTGTTACAGTTAATGTTGCTGACCAAGGACCTGCTCCACTAATACTACTAACAGTACCAGTTGTGCTGATTAGATAATCATCAATTGGACTAAACAATAATGGCCATGCTTTATAGTAATACATGTTAATTAAGTCACCTTCTGCTGCGTAAGGTAAAAACTTATATCCACTTGCTACTTCACTAAACTTACCACGAATTACTGCTGGTACATTAACTGGTTGTAAGTAAAGTTGTGCGATCATGCCTTGTGTAATAATATCACGATCACCAATTCTATCATATACAATCCAAGGACCAGTTTGACTACTTTGACTACCTGCTGGTGGTGTTGTAAATGTTAGTGTTCCACTTACTGTGCCTGTGTTGTTTGTATCCAATGTTACTGTATCGCCAATACCTCCACCACCAACTGCTTGTATAGTAGCACCAATAGCAATACCTGTACCTGTTACTAACATACCTACAGTTAATACCTGTGCTGGTTGACTAGTTAATACAATTGTGTTTTGTCCTGATGTTCCTGTTGCTGTTGCTGTAGTAATATACTGACTACCTTGTTTGAAGAACAATATTGGTTTGTTCATGTCACCAGGAATAGGTATACTACCTTCACTATTAACAATACCTATGTTTTCAGGACTATATGGATCACAACGCAATGCTGGTAATTCAATATTACGCATTGACAACTCAGCCAAGAATATACATTGCTTTATTTCGTCATCATCACGACTTCCTGTAAAGTCCTTAATAAATGTTACTAAACTATCTGCTGAGGGTAATACGAACATGTTTTATATTCCTTGAAAGAAACGCTCCTGTCCCTTTTTAGTTGGATAAGGAACATCTATTGGTATTGGTAATTTGCCACCAGGATATGTAACAAATTGATTGTATTCACGCTCTACTACTTTGTAGAATTGCGCTTTTAATGTTTTATCATGTTTTATAACTTGCCATGGCATACCACCAAAGTATTCATCACTAATTCGTATAGCAATAACATTAGGCAAGTCCATCCATTTGTATCCAAGTTTTCCATCTGGCATAATTGGTGCTAATGGATCAGGAATACCTTGTTCTGCGGCCTTACGATATGCTTGTGCTGCTTTCGCAATTGCCTTTACATTCTTTTGCTCACGCTTAATGTAAAACTTTCCATCTTCACGACCAGTGGTCACTATGATGTTTTTACTTTTGTTAGTGTCAGTTCTACTCCAATCACCTTTCATGTTGTTGTATAACTTATCATTTTGTAATAGTTTATCAGCAACGCCATTGTGATTTGTAATCATGCCACCATGATCTTGTCTATAGTAATCTAAGTTTTTCTCAGGATCACCTTGTAAGTATTCGGGGTTATTAATATCTTTATCCATGATAGTATTTAGTCAACATTGATAGTATACATAACACAAAAGGGGCAAAGCCCCTTTTGTTATTGTTACAATACTTAACTTGATTAAGGTGTAACGTCGCCTGGACCGAAGTTTGTACGACTTACAAGCACTGCTGCTCTTGGGCCTGGCAAACTTGATTGAGCAGTTGTACCTGCTTCAATGTTGTTTAGTACACCAACACCTGCTGGGTTACGAACGATCAATGTACCTTCCATGATGAACTGGTCTAATGATGCGTCAGCATTACTAAACACTTCATTGTTAGGTCCTAGATCACGCAATGCTCCCCACTGAACTACATCTTCGTTTAAGAAGTACATTAAGTTAGGAACTGTTTGATCCATAATCCAACTATCAAAGATTTCATATGTATAGTTAAAGTCACCTTCATATGTTTGTATAGTATCACCACGTGCTGAATCTACACGATTTAGACCTCTTGATTGTGGCATATTGTCACTAATTGAAGTACGCAAACTTGTTGGAGCAACAACTGTGCGAATCTTAGCATTATAACGCTGTTCAGCAACAGTAACTAACTGCTTATATAGTGCTGGACTAAAATACTGGTTTGTGAATGTACCAGCATAGTAGTAACTACCATTAGCATAGATACGCAATGCGTTACTGATTTGAGTAGCACTGTCAGTACTTTCGTTGTTATAGAAAGTATCTAGACCACTCAATGTACCTGAAGTTGTATTAAAACTCCATGTACCAGCAAAACTTGCTAATGATCCCATACGACGACCTGTTTGACCGCTTGGTAGACCACTTGCTGTACCTGTTTGACCAGCATACTTTGTACCAATTTGGTCATTACGAACTAATTGTAACTCAACATCAAACATGAGTTCAATTAATTGTTTAACTTCTTGATATGCTTGTGGATCACCACCGGCTTGCATAACAGCACGAGCAGTACCACTTGCTGCGATAACTGTACTAAAAATTTGAGTATAGTTACCTAAGTTGTAACGACTATTGCTTTCTGCTTGACTTGTAGCAACTGTAGCGCCTTCAACTTGTGCCTGAACTGCTGGAGCACGATAAATGTCATCAGTCCAAAGTGGCAATGTTGAATTAACTTTGCGCTTTTTTGTCATACACATGTTAAGAACAGGTGTGTCGTCCTTAACACGATTACTTACGTCAAGGTCTAAGTCCTTGACTACGATATCACTACCATAAGCAGTGGTACCATTTCCTATTTGCGATGTCGTGATTTCGGCCATAATTTTCTCCTTTATGAATAATGTGCCTTTTAGCGACCATTTCTACCAGCACGAATTTGTTGTAGTCGTGCTACTAGTAAATTGTCTGCGGCTTTTTTATCACCGCTCTTGGCTTGTTCACGAAGTTTGCTAACATTATCATCAGAACTACGATTTGATTGAGTATTACCTTTTCTAGTTAATAACGCTGCCATGCTGTTACCAGCATTCTTTGCTGTAGGTTTATCACGATACCTTAATCCGTCTCTGATTAAACTTAGTAAATTTTCATCACTGCTAATCAAATCAATATTAGGTACACCAGGAATTACTTCCTGTTTAGCATGTGGCCAAATTTTAGCAATCTTCTCACGAACCTCTTTGAAAACATATTCATTTTTCAAATCTTTGTCCTGAAAACTTTTCCTTGCTTCTGTTAGCCTTTCATTTACTTGTTGACTACGAATCTGCCTAAATTGATCAATCTGTGGTTTCAGTTGACCAATTACTTGCTGTTGTTGGCGAATGTATTGCTCATTCTGTTGCATACTTGCTTGTATGCGTGCCTTCACAGCAGGATCATTCGTCTGATGTAATTGTTGATTAAAGGTTGTTTGATAACCTTGCGTTTTAACAATTTCTTCATACGCTTGCTGTAATCGTGGTTCAATCGTAAATTCCATTGCTAGTGCTAAACCTTCAGTGCGTTGTTGACTAGTTTTTAAATACTCCTCAAATTCCGCTTTCTGAATTTTTAACGTTCTTGCTTCTTCGTGTATTGCTGATCCTTGACCTAATATACTTGCTGCCTTTTTAGCGTCAATGACAACTTCTTTACCATTTCGCATGAACTTAAACTTAGCGTTTGGGTTCGACTCTGCGAATTCTAAAAAGTCAATCAATTCATCACTAGTACTATCAGAATTATTATTGCTTACAGATTCTTCCTGGGCAACAACTTCTTGATCGGCATCAGTAACTTCAGTTTCATTATCAACAACTTCTGGCACTTCACTGTTTGGTGCCACAGATGCTTCAACATTTTCTGCCTCGTTTTTAACACCTGTCGTGTTCTGTTCAGTAGTTCGTAATTGGTTACGCAATGTTTGTTCACGCATTGCGGCCATCTTACTGGCTATTGAGTCTAAACTTGGAACACCATTTTGTTCAGGGACCGCACTCATAGGAGTGTTAGGTTTGACATCTACTTCCATTTATATTTCCTTTATAATTACTCGGGAGTTAATTCAACTTTACCAAGTTTTTCTTTGTAATACACAGCCCTTTTGAGGCTGTTCACAAATCCATCTATACCAACTAATTCATTTGCTAATGCTATTCTTTGATTATTGTCTTCACTACTATGTCCACGCAATCCACTAAGTTGATCAGCAATTTCAAACTTATAATGATGTATAAACATTGCTAAATCACGATGCTTAAGTAATGCTTCTGCTAAACTACCATAATGTCTTATCCTGTCTTTTTGCGTATTGTTTAATTTACTAGTATTACTATAATCAAAGTTTAATCTACTATTATAACTTTCTACTACATCATCATTGATCATTTCTTATCCTTATTTATCAAAATATACTTATTAATTACACACTACTGACCATAATTAGTTGCTTTGCCCATAGCCAATGCCATGTAATCTTTTTCGCTTTGTGCGTCTTGACCAGTGACTTCTAATTCTATTTGTTTTGCCTTAATTGTATCAAGTTGTGCCTTAGCGACTTTAACTTGATCATCAGGACTAGGTTGTTGGTTTTGTTTTGCTTGTTCAGCCTGACTGATCATTTGTTTTACTTCATCGTCGCTTGGTAGATATGTATCTGCGTCTTTTACACCTAACACATATAATGTATCTGCGAATGGCTTTTTAACTTTTTGAAATACTTGTTCAGTTAGTGTACCTTGAGCAACCATACCAGTTACAGTATTATATAAATCACTTTGACATTTTTGTATAATTTGTAATCTGCCTAAACTATTTTCTTGACTCATCATACCTAAGGCAAGTTCTAAGTGAATATTCTTTCTATCAAAGAAATTCATATCGTCCCAATTTTTATAGTCAATAAACACTGGTTCGTTGTAAGGATGAAATTGTTGTGCTAATTTCTTAACACCATAATCATCACCATATTGTATGAGAGTACGCCATATCAAATATAATGCCTCACGTAATCCTTCTGCTGAATTTCTAACAGTATTATCTTGTATGATTTGATTTGGAGTAAGGGCAAGTTGTAGTTTGATACCACTATTACCAGCACTCATAACTTCAGGATTAAACACATCCTGTGGTGTGGTCATACCAACCATTGCCATTGTATCTTGTTGAATACGATTCATAGCAACTTCTAAGAATTGTAAGTTGCCTGCTGGAGGTGGCATTGGATAAATGTCTTTGCTTGGATCAAACTTGCTATCTAAGATAAAGATTGCTGCTTCGCCATCTTGTAGCATTTCAAAATCTAATCTGTCTGGTTTTACGCCAATACGAGGGGTTGCTGTTAATAATCCAAGTTGTATTTCTGCTCTTGCTGCTGATGTATTATATTCCTGCATGGGTATAACACTTTCAGCAATACTCATACCATAGAAGTTGCCTGGTAATGGTTTAGGACACATATTTGCCACTGGAATAAACTCAACTTCTTTAGCACTAATAATATAACTGCCACTGTATACTATTTCAATTAATTCTAACTCACCATCACCATCGATATCGTATTTGTTCCATACAGTGACAACTGATACCTGTCTACTATCAGGATCAGCACTTGCTGCGCTATCAACAGGAATACCCATAATAGGTACACTATCTCTTGCGTGAATCGCTAAATTGTTTAATACACTACCTGCTTGGTAGGCACCATTCATGTTATATTCAGCATAGCGTTCAAATTCTTCTAAATTAATACCAGGATATAACTCAACTGCTTCTTGTATTGTCATTGGATCATAAAAACCACAGAATGGTTGATCACGCATTTCTGGTACTGTAGGATCACATATCCAAAAGTGTTGTGCTATAGGATGAAACTTTATGTTTAAGTTATATCCAGTTAATTTGTATTTGGCACTATAAATTGTATTACGATTAATTGCTTCGTTTAATATTTCTTGCTGATCATCTGCCATGTCAGCAAAATTATATTGTGTTTCTGTAACTTCTTCTTCATCAACATCTTCTACATTTTGTAAAGTACCAATAAATGTATCAAGTTGTTCATCTAAATTATCTTGTTGTAAACCTTGTAATCTTGTTTGTACTTCTAGTGTGACTTTTTGTAGGTCTACACTTACCTTTCTTTTACTTTGTCTTAATGGAGTTAATCCACTTTCATATGCCTGTTGTTCAAATGCCTTAAGTTGTTCAGTTGTACCTTGTGTTTCAACATATCGTGTAATAAGTTCACGCACAGGTTTAATCATCATCATGCCATTCTTATGCATGTTTGCGTCCATAATCCAACGCTCTAATATAAAGTGTGGATCATTCATTTGATTGACTACTTTACTAACCATGTTAGTTGCTTGTCTTGCTGCTTCTTCATCGTATTCGCCATCAGCAACAAAATCAAAATTGATTTCGCCATTTGGCATAAGACCTTTAGCAATAACTGCTGTAGCATAATCTACTACAGGTTTTACACTAGGATGTATGTAATCAATACCATTAACTGGTGCTGTACTATCTGTAACAGCAAGACATAGATAGTGATAGTCGGCGGCACGATTTACGGCGTTTTTGGTGCCAAGATAGCGTAAATAACTAGCCATTTTAACATCCATAAGATTCTTTAATCTAACAAATCTAGCGTTAATCTTTTTGTTTTGATTAATGTTTGTTAGTGGAATATTGTTTATATTCAGCATTATGTATTTTCCTGAGACATTTAGTATTTAGTCTCTAATTAAAGGTATTCATAACCCGAATCCTTATGTTTTAGCCAACCTATTAATAGGCTGTGCCTTATCTTTAACGCCCTACTTGCCGCTGCTCCACTTTCAAAACTTCCAAACGGAGTTTTAATAGGGCGTTTTCTTGAATTAGTTCCATTATATTGAGTGCCTGCTTTAATAGCATCTTCTGCGTTTTCCTTAACTGTTCCCGGCAAAATATGATCAGGATTTACACAACAAGGATTATTACATATATGTCTCGCCACAGGTTTATTATCAGGCCAATCCTGTTGATTAGCAATTAACCAACTGAATCTATGCGCTCTTAAAACTTTTTTCTTTTTGTTAATATTGATGGTAAATTGACCATACCCATCAGCATCTTTATAAAGATTCCATTCCCAACAACCAGATTCGTTTTTAGTATAATAACCAGCGAATCGGTCTGCGGCTTTTATTGTGTGTTCATCGTATTTGTAATAAGTCATAACATGTTATACCTTTTTACCCTTGTGGGTTATATACTTGTTTCCATTTAGGTTTGTTCTCAAGATTTGTTGACACATATCTATCTCTTTGTGCTCGCATACGCTCTTGTGGTGTACGATTATCCCAATTTTCTGCCAATCCCTGTACACAACCTAGTATAGCATATCTTGCTGAATCAATACAATCATCCGGGTCATTAAATCTACCTTTTTCGTCAATATAGTAATTTCTTGCTTCGTTAAGAAAATCAGTACAATTTTCGTTAATCATTAAACTCCCAACTTCCAACATTTGTCTCATAACATTTACCCCATAACTTTTATGATTAGTTACACGACCTTGACTATCAGGTGGATTCATAATTGGATTTGACAGAACATTGAGTTCGTACTGTTCGAATAACTCACGTATACTACTACTGGACATGGTATACCTTCCAGGCGAGTTAGCATCTGAGGGTAAAACAATTGGTGTTCCAAAGACTTCTGGTCTAAGGAGATGGTTAATATACTGCGTTGGAACTGCTTCATCCACTCCTTTAACGACAATTTGTTTGTGAAGGTAAGCAATTCGTTCGTATGGGTCCCAATACATGAGCGTGATAACTGTTTTGTCATTTACAAGTCCTAAGTCAAGTGCTATAATTCTTTGAATATTTGGCATAATTGAAAAATTATAATCGCCAGATTTATAAGTAGGCCAATTAGCAATTTGGAACACTGCTCCACGCCCTAATACAGGTTTACCAGCAATTCTTGCTTCACGCTCATGTGGTAAGTAATCACGCTCAAGTTGTTTGCGAGTTTCCATAAGTAAAAATGGAAGACCCCATGGATCCATTTCAGGAACATCGTTCCAACTTACACGAATATATTCATATCCATCTTCTTTGTTCCAAAACTTACTAACAAGACCATTAAGACCTTTTAATGGCGTAAATGAACATAACACCTTACCTTGTGTAGTTGCTGTACGAGTAACTACTTCACTAAAAAAATCATCTGGTGGTTGCTCATCAAACACTGCTAAATTAAGTTTGAAACCTTGAAGTTGTCTAACTTCTTGTGTGTAGTTAGCAAATAGTAAGTAGGACTTCTGTCCTGAAATATGTTTTATTTCACAGCCTATACAATTAGCACCATCGTTACGCATTGTTTCAAAAACAATACAATCACGAGGTATTGCGCCTGTGCCTAAATTCTCATTAATCTTTACATCTTGAGTACCAAGTAATTCATTTTGTAATACCAGTGCGACCTGTGTCCATCCTTCACCAGCGACCATACATGTGATAGGACCATCATATTTGTAGCCTTCCCACCAATCAGGATATAATCCAGTTAAATGATATGCTACTTCATAACATGTGCTTGTTGTTTTACCAATACGATTTGCTGCCAATATACCACGACGATCACTAGTACCTGTACGAAAGAAATCTAATTGATGTTTGAATGGACGAAAGTATTTTAATTGATGATAACGCATGTCATCACAGACAGCAATACTAAGTGCCTGTAATTTGCTCTTAGTAAAGCCATCTATATATTTTAATGCGTCTACTGTTAAGTTATGTTCGTCAACAACATATCTTAACGCTCTATTCATTAAGATTTCTTGGCTTAACACTCAACAAATCCTTACGCACTTCGTGTATTTTATATATGGCATCTGCTAAATCATGTATTTCACTTGGTAATAATTTCCAAGTATGAACATCTGCTATATCTACGTTATCACGCTTGTCTAGTCCCAATTGTAATCGCTCTGTCAGTAAGCGTAATATATGTTCAATTGTGCCTGGATATTTTTCAGTAAAGGCAATACGATGACTAGCATTAACCTTTTGTAATATTAATGTGTCATGTATTAAGGCACGCTCTTGTGCCTTAGTTATTTCTTTCTGTGTGGCTGTGCTCATTAGTTAGCAAGGTCCCATGGATTTTCTTTAACTTTATCATTAAGTGTGACAAATTCTCTGTCAATAAAAATATCCCATTGATTACCATTATTAATTTTATAAGTTAACATGGTAGCACGCAATCTACGACCAACAGGTGTAAGTGTTCCATCTTCACGTTGTAGTAATTGTTCGCCAGTTCTTGGATCAAACCATTTAATTACTTCAGGTCTAGTGCGACCAAACTTATCCATTTTCTCGCCAACTGGATTCTGACTAAGTGGGCCTAAGATTTCATATGTAATGACACCATTTTTATATTTTCTAAACAACATATGACATTTCATATCCTTCGCTCTTGCTATTTCATCAGGATGTGGGAAAGTACCTACATAAAAAGTATTTTGTACTTGACTATGTGGAGGAAGACTTGGATCACGATCTGGCGTAGGCTTGATTGGATCAATTGGAACTAAATCGTTCTTGTCAATATATGGATTTTCACCACCTAAAAACTTTTCATCAACAGTTTTACCATTGAGAACATCCATAGCAACTTGATATTTTAATTTGTTAGCACGACCTTTTAGATTTAGTACAATACCCATTTGGTCATAAACAAATCGTTCAAGTTCTTTTGCTGTTGGAAAGTCATTCATCAAACCTTCTAAATCATAATCAGGTTCATATGAAATTGTTGTGGGTTTTTTTGGTTCTACGTATTGAAGTTGTTCATCAATATCAATTTTATCGTTGTCCCATACTGAATCTGCTACAGGATTATTTTGTTTTCTACTCATTTCATTTCCTTAAAAAAGTATACATGGGTATTTATATACCCATGTACATGTACTACTAATTAATAGCCTGAAGTTGCGCCCAATGCTCCCTTACGAGCCGCACCTGACTTAACCTTTCCTGCGTTACCTTTTGTTGGGCCACGACCTACATTAGTATTTTCATGTAATCCTTCTAATCCAGGATTAATTTTCTCACTTGTAAACTTACCACGCATTTCTAATGCGTCTGTAATCATATTGGCAAGTTGTGCCTTTTCACTACTACGCTTATCTTTTTCACTCATAAAAGTTTTGCGTTTTTCAGCATTGCCTGCATTGCCTGTTTGTGGGCCACGACCTGAATTAAATGTCATTTTTTCCATATTATTAACTCACTATTTGAACTGGTGTTACGAACACATTACCTGAAGCACAATTTGCTAAAAAGAAACTATCGACTGCTGTTGGACCATTAATTTGTATAAACTCTGTGCTATTTGGTAGTATATATATTTCTGATTCAGGGCTTGGCTGTGGATAAAGTTCTGTACCTGCTACAGTAATTGTAAGTATTTCACCACCTAATGTAACTGTTAATACTTCAATTGTAGCATCACCATTACCACCAGTAATTGTAATAACTTCTCCAACTACATAATCTTGTCCAGCAGCATTAACAACAACAGTATCAATAATACCAGCAGTTTGTGTAATATCAACTGTTAGACCTGTACCAGAAGCACTTGCTGTAGTAGCAACACCTGTACCATTGCTATATCCTGTACCTGGTACTAAACTACTATTATCCAATGTGTCTACAGCATTTAATACATTTGCTGTTGCTACTGTTACTGTTGCGTCATTGGCAGGAGTTGCGCCACCTAAATCAGTTCCAAGTATTGTTATTGTTTCTGTAGGAATATATCCTTCGCCAGCAACATCAATTGTAGCACTATATCCTGTGGCTGTTACTGTAAAATCAAATGTAGCATTAGCACCACTACCACTTGCTGTTCCACTTACACCATTAAAATAATAAGTTGGAACTGTGCCATCGCCCCATTGTAAAAACGCTACATCAGCATTGCTACTATTCATAACTTTAATAGTTACTGGACCTGTTGCGCCAGTGATTGGATTATGACAATCACTAACTAATAAATTACCTGTTTGATCAGTTCCATCACCTAGTAATGTTAGTGTAGGTCCTGACACTGTATATACTGTCATGATTATTTTCCTGGATATTGTTTACTTGGACCGTAATTAACATTGTCCATTTGACCTGCTGCTACTGGACGACTGCCTTTAACAACTTGGCCATCACCCATACTATAGCCATTCATGTTGATTCTGTCAGGATTTTTATATCCTTTGGCAGTTGTGCCACCTACGCCACGATATTGTGCGCCACCATTGATATAATCAAGGTTCTTAGGTTTAACACGATCAACACCACCAATGTCACGAACAACTTTAGCAGGGCCTGCTGTTGCTACAGTCAAACGATGTGGGTCTTTTGTTGGGTTGCCACTTGCGTTCTTTGCCTTAGGGCTTGAACTAGCATTACCAACTGTTGGGCCACGTGGGAAATCTACTTCACGACCATCGTTACTATGTCCTGACCATTGATTTTTGGCATACTTGTTTGTACCACGACTAAAGCCAGGGCCTTTTGCGTAGAATAATCCATCATCTTTCATTTTACTTTCCTTTACCCATTTTAGGATTTTTAAGTTCTTTCACAATACGCTTTTTCTCTTGTGATAAGTTTTTCTTACCAGTTTTTGTTTTTGCCACTTCAGCATCAACACGACCTAGTTCTTCTAAACGATTCATTCTACTGGTATTCTTGTGTTTCATTTTTTTACCTTCTTTGCTGTTTTTGCTGCTTGTTTGAATGCTTTAGCAGTAGGAGCACCTTTAGATCCAGGCTTACGCATCTTCTCGCCTGATCCTTCTTTAATTCTTTCACGCTTGGCGTGAATGTTAGCATATAGTCCTGGTTTCATGAACATCCCCAACGCTTTCTTGCTGCCTTACCTCTTTCTCCCGTCCATCCACTTGAACGAGCACAAAAACTTTTATGTCTACCACTACTCTTATCTTTTGTTGGTGCTTTCAAATCACTACCAGTAGCACGATTGTATTTCGCACGACCTTTGGCTGTAAGTCCTGCTCCTTTACTCGCTGGTAATTTCTCACCACGCCCAACACTAAGATTTACTTTTGCCAACTTTCTTTCCTTGTGCCTTACGCTTGACATCATAAGCAATAGCAACTGCAACTTTAACAGGTTTACCAGCACGAACTTCTTTGCTGATGTTTTCCTTAAATGCTTTCTTACTTGATGACTTTGTTAGTGGCATAATTGTATTTATTCACTTTGTTTAGAAACAATCATATGCTGTAGTGCCTTAATAAATGCTTCTTCTTTTTGTTTTACATTCTCGCCATTGTCAACAATTTCTACACGGTTTAAGTTGTTCATGACTTTAGCGAGAATCAGTTGATGATACTTTAGTAATAAATTTTTATCATTACCTTCACGGGCTTTTAAGAAATCTTCTACTAAAACTTGTTCGTAATCAGTATTAGTTTTTTTACG